TCACTATTTTCCTCCTTGTTATTCCGTCCGAAACTGGCGGCAATCTGATCCCACGTAATTACACCCATCAACAGTAGCGCTGATACGAGAATACCTAATTGAACTGCATCAACAGTGAGACTATAGACAAGCAGATAAACGCCGAGCACAAACAAGCACGCTCGACGTATCCAGTCCATTAGCCCGTCTTAGTTCCCAGATATTTCGTTACTTCTTCGGTACTAGTCATACCAGGAACTTGACTCCAAGCTGTGACCACCTTCTTTGACTTAGCGTCGATTGCGCCGCCGACAATTATTGAATTAGCCCAGTCGGAATTCCTAATAGCCTTGTGAGTATAGCCTCCATCAAGAGAAACAACCCAAACACCTTGATTTGGGTATTTTCCAACCATTGCCATCATATCATGATTTCCTTCCGGTAGTGGTGGAGGTGGACCAGTTGGCTCTGGAGGCACTGGTTTAGACGTTCCAGGTAGTTGCCAAACTTGTGGCGGAGGGCTACCAGCTGCCTTCCATTGAGATACTGAATTAGGTAGTTCTGCGAACTGGATATGCCACGGCTCGCTACCTACGTTCCGAAAGTCCTTAAGACCATAATCAGCCTCTACTGAGTGCATCCACGCTAAGTCACCGATCATATCCCCAGCGGCAGCGTAGCCGTGGAACGTCGATTCGTGGAAAGATTTCCCTGGAGGCGCAGCGTGAGCCATACCCTTTTTCAGTTGATATCGGCGGCCCTCATAATAACAACAGCCGCCAGAACTAACTGTATAGTGTCGATTAAGGAAGGTAGTACGTTGGATATCACTTGACCGCCAAAGTGTTCCAATTCCAAGACGGCCTTGTCCAGCTTCTAACATAGCTTTAACCCGCTTCCAGAATTCTGGGTGAGCGTTCTTAACAGTTAGCTTATTCTCTAGTTCTTCCATCGTTAACATCGTACCGGAATAAGCGTATGGATACATTACTGATTCCTTCCAAGTTGTGAACCACTTGTTTAGCAAGTTCGGGTCACCCCTGTAGGCGTTCATGTCCAGATTCCTGTTTCCCCAGGTAATCTTATCACCGAACTGCCATAAGACAGGAGTTAAACCCCCATAAGCGCCCCAACCTAATCCAGAATCTCCACCTTGTGCTTGGTACCTTTCTTCTGCCGTACCAACTAGGTTACCAGCACCATATCTAGCATTTACAAGGTCGAATCCGTATCCAGACAGTGTAGGTGAGCCTTGTTCCTTCCAATAGTACTTACCAGTGTATACAAGAGCGACTTTATGACCTAATTTGCGAATTTCTGCTGCAACAGCCAGCACATCATTCCAACTTGGTACTTGTGGCCCCCCATCTGGGTGACAATTATCGTCATTATCGGCTTCCCAATCGATCATAGCACAGCAATCAGAATTTACAGCCTCATGGAAGGCTTCTGCTTGACCAATAGCAGAGTGAGTCTTAACCGGATAGACGAAATGGTACGCACAGAATGGTACGTTGTTAATTCTGCACCAATCTATCACCTTAGTGACAGTAGTGTCTATGCTAAAACCGTTTGTGGCTCTACCGATACCGAAGAAGATACCATGTGGTACAGGTGGAACTAGCCCAGTCTGCCATTTAGAGACATCTGGGCCGAAAACTGTCACTCTTCCTCACCCTCATCTCCGTATAGCGGATCTGTCACATCTTCCTCAGGAATATCTTCTTCTTCGTTACTCATCTTCCCACCCTTCTCATATCCTGGAACTTACTTACCTTCTTGAGTCTGTTTCTAGCAGCCTTCTGAACATCAAAAATCTTGCCGACTCTCGGCGCATTGCCAGGTCCGCCATAATTAGCGTGACCACGAGAAAGAATACCTTGCATACTGCGGGCATCTTTAAGTCCATAGTAGCTCTTTAAACGACCCATCTTACCTCAAATCGGAATGAAAACGACTGACATATTATTACTTGCAGGACCGGAGACAGTTGTAGCAGTACCAGTACCGGATATTCTATTAATCTCCAGTGTTACAACTCTAGCAGTCGTCCCAGTACTTCCACGCCAACCAGTTAAGGTTAACCACTCAAAGGCAAGTCCCTGAACGGCTTGAACTGTTGCTATATTACCATCTACACTGTCCTTCATATCTATACTAAATACATCCGAAGGAACGGACTTCTGAATACGTATAAGAGCATTATATAAAATAAATCCAATTCTAGCCTTTGCAGGAACACTGATAGTAGAGATGGTTGAGACAACAGTCCCAGACGTAACAATAACATTACCATTATCAGCATGTGCGGATGGTAGAACATCATCAGCCATATTAGCTTTAGTTATAAATCCTGTACCTAGTTTATGTAGATGGTCTGCCCTGGCTACAAACGGTGATTCTCCCGGAGTCGAAATGGTTCCCACTGTAGCTGCAATCTCAGATTGTGTAGGAATTCCTAGAGATTCGCCAATCCAGTGCTTATCTGGGTCTAGATGGTCACGGATAGTTAACGCTTCGCCCTGAAGCTGATCCATTACTGACTTTTCAGCCATCAGCGTGTCTGCTCAAACTCTGCACGACCAGTATCTTGGGCAATTGCTATGTCTTTAATCTTAATTTGGGAATCCGCAGTCTGAAGTTCTGCACGAACGTTGAGAGCAGCCCGACGATAGTAGAATTGGTTGGGAATTTGGAGAAGATTGCTGCCAACTCCTACTGTCTGATCCAAGATAGTCTTAGCTCTAACCTCGGTAGCTTCACCTACAGTAGCATCTATGTCCCAAGAAGTAGTAATATCATGCTCAGCGTCAGAAGTAAAGACTTCTAGCATTCCTCGCTTCGCTCGTTTGATATTGTATGGATTGCCGCCGTCAAATCTCTTGGTTGACAGGTAAATACCTACAGGGAGGGTATGATTAACTCCATCTCTCTCCTGCCACTCATCAGTACCACCATCGAAGATCCGAACCTGCATTACGGCTCTTACTTTAGTAACTTGAGTGCTATCCGTAACATATATCATAGCGTATACTGTCGGCTCGGCATTCTGGAATGTTGGTATCTTGTCAGTGAGGGACCACACTAACGCATAATGGTAGTCCCTAGTGCCCAGCCCATAAGAATTGATATTCCACTCAGCCCAACCGATGGGATCTAGCTTAGAGTAGAAAGTTTTACAGTAAGGAATATCAAAAAACTTCCGGTCGGTAGAAATCTTACCTATAGAAACTACCATTCCATCTTCGTAGAAATTAATAGTATGAACTCTCATTCCTTTAGAGAGGAACCACTGATCGTCGATTACAGCTGAGAGTTTCGTAGTGGTGAGATTATTAGTCGCCCATACTCCCGCACTATTAACGTAGTATATAATTCCTTTGGATTCAAACGCACATTGACTAGACGTGGAAATCGAACGGCTATCAAGGATACGCAGAATCCAAGAGGCAGGAGCACCTTCCACCAGGAGCGTGAAGAAGCCGTTTGTAGTAAAGACGGCAAGTTTGTTACCAAGAGAGACTACCTGCTTAATCTGACAGTTTCCGTTGGGAGGGTTAAATACAATGACGTTAGAAGCAAAAGCCCAAGTTTCTGGTGCGCCTCCAGGGGTAGTTGGAAGGTCAGTGAAATAAAGTTTATTGTTATTCCAGCCCCAGAGTCGATCCTTAAAGGTGAATAAGCCTTTAAGAGTCCCTGTACCAGCTGAGGCTACTGCAACAGCAGTTACAGTATTAGTAACCCAATTTATGTTGGTTATTTTCCTAATCCCATTCGCACGGATCGAAAAATAAACTGTGCCATTATAGTCGCACATCCCTAGAAACTCGTCAGCGATCCCGTACTGGATATAACCATCTGTTCCAGTGCCACCAGCGGAACGAATCAACTCTACGTAATTACCCCTAGGTACTTCAGCAGGAACTGTATAACCGGAGGCCCCCCAAGCGAACGCAATCTTGTTAGGTGTTCTTCCCCAAGGGTCTATTTGACAGAAATAACCATCATTATCAGTGCTTGGGCCAGCGGATGTATCTCCATACGCTGGCGTGTCCGCCATTACTTTCCAATCTATAGAAGATCGCTTGATAGCGATCCTATTTTCGACCGAATCTCCAGAGGCCACCATATTATAACAGACAGCAGAGTAGCCATCTGGAATATTGGAAGGTAGCTCAGCGGTGTACATACCCTGGCCGATAGCTACCCGATAATACTCTTCGCCCTGGATTTGAGACGCTAATGCCACGAGCCACTAATCCTTAATTCTATCTCGACGCACTCTACTTTTTTCACAAACCCTACAAACTCTTCCTCCACTTGAAGCAACGTAAAAACTTCCATCCTCAACTCTATGTCCTCTTGGACAAGGCCTTTGGTACATATATGGAAAGGATTTCCATTCCTTTAAACAAGCCTTAATTTTCTCTTTCCTTCGATCTCTCATAAGAGGATAGATAGTCATCATGAAGGCTGCCGCTTCTGTCTGTTTATTGATTTGCCAAGTCCACATTCCTTTCTTACTGGGACCATAGAATCTACCAATTTTGACAATATCAAATACCTCTTGAACCACATCTTCATCCATCATAGCTAGATTTACTTTTATCTGTGGATTTGAACCCTTGTAATCAATATAGAAAGTTCCTTCTCCCTCTAAAATACCCGCCACCCAGGCCAATTCCCACTTCAACATTAGTTGTAGCTCCCATCGTATTCCTCATAATCGAATGGGTCGGCACTCTTATATAGAACTGTATCAGCAGATTGAGATTCATCTCTACGAGTATTCAAGGCTTGATCGTAGAGAGCCATCTGTACGCCCTCCGCCTGTAGGTTGTTATTCTTGTTATGCGCTCTACCAATACAGTATTTAATAACGTCATCTTGGAAAACGTCTGGGACGGTAAAATCGTTGTCAGCCGGAAGGCCAGTCATAATTGAAGGTGTCTTATTGTAATGTATGTTGGTAGTAACAACCGTATCAGGATGCGGCCAAATGAATATTTCGTTGGTTTTCTTATACCAGTATTGAGGATAACCATCAATCTCTGTAGATAGACCGAGTAAGTCTATCTCTGCCACCGAAGTAAGTTTAAGAGCTTTTCCGTTTATGCTGATACGTTTGATGTTAACAGCAGCTGGCGCAACAAATGGGTAAGAAGCAGAAGAAACATCAATGTTGTTATCATTGCAGCCAGTGTTACGAATAATGTCAAGCTCTGCTGAGTATATCCAACCATAAATATCGGTATCAGTAATGACGACACCATACTCATCTCCAAACTGGCGCTTAATTCTGGTTAGAGCAGTAGAAACTAACATTATCTTCTCTCCGCTGGACGATCATCGAAAAAGGTGACAATCTCTCCAGTCTTTTCGTCAGGGACAGAATATTGAGATTTCATACCAGCGATGTGAGACACCTTGTCTTTCGTTTCCTCTCTCACTTGTTCCCACTCGTATCTATATCGAGCCTTCTGTTGTTGCTCCATATTAAGTAGGGTTTGGTAGGTGTTGAACTTTCGGTTATCCGCGAGATAAATTCTTTGTAGGACATTTTCATCCAGTTGCCAGACTCGTAATACAGGACGTAAGATTCCATCTGGACCTTTCTCCGCTATAACGAACGGCTCCTCCGAGATATCAGTTGCTAAGTTAGGGTCTAGACAAAGAACAACTAGGTTTTCATCGTAATCTCTAACTGCTTCTGCGATCCGCAGAGCATCACGTTCTACCATCATACCATCCACGATAACGTGGGTACCGGTACCAGGATCATAGAAATCAGACATCAGGCGGTCCTGTATAAGTAGAGTCTGTAGTTCCAGACGTCAAGCGAGCTTCTCTATTAGCCTGGCGAGCTATTGTCTTACATTCTCTAGCCAGGTCCTTAATTATAGCAGCAGGGTTCTGATTAATTGTAGCATTCGTCATATCTGTGATCTTCTTTAAGTTCTCTACCACCAGAACAAGTTTATCTACTGCTTCTCCAGAATCGGTGATTAGTTCGGTAGAATTCTGACTAGCTTCAGTGGCGTCTATTTCAGCTTGAGTCTTAGGACGTGCTGTGTATACTTCTGTAGGTTTTCCAGAAACTAATTGTACTGAATAATCTGTAGTTGTAGTATCTGTATCCGAAGGACGTACAGCAGTAACTACCGGGAGCCAGCCCAATGTAGCTAATTGAGTATCATTCATAGAACGCAAGTCCCAATCTCGATTACCATCATTCCAAACCTGTGGCAACGTACCACACTGGACAATTGCGTTGTTTTTAACTAGAGCGTAGCTCACAATCCCCACTTTTTTCCTAGGTAACTTTCAACCTTCATCCTATCAATATTACTAAGAGCTACATTATAGAAAAGAAGTTCAGCAACCTCTCCTGCAAACTTGTGTGTAGCATTACAAATAGTCGCCTGAGAAGCTGGAGTAGATGGAGCACCTGGACCACCAGTTATTGCTGCTGGAGTAACACCATTAAGATGTATTGACCAAGTACCTGAAGCTCTACGCAAACACTGTACTTGATGTAATGCAGTATCAGGCAAAGGATTACCATAATACCAGTTTATACCACCATTAATCCAGCCTACATTAGTGCTACCAAATGCACGGCAAGCAATAGCGTAACCATTAGCTGTACTACCATTTGCAAACATAGTTGAACCATTGGCATCCCCACCAGTTCTCTTATATACGGCAAACATTGTAAAATTATCTGTTAAAGTAGAAATAGGTGAGGCTCTTGTTAAGGAATCATCTACACCATCAAATACTAACGTAGCCTTACCATTCTTACTACCATTACGATTTGGTTGATTAGCTACAGTACCCTGCGTAAAATGTAACCCGCTTCCTGATTTATCATTCCACTGTGAGACTATAGTCGAAGATGAGTATGTAAAACTAGCATTATCAGAAGCATCATACCAAGCTAATAGACCGGAAACGTCAGTAGGACTGGTAATCGTTAGACCCCATTTAGTTAATAAATAGCTCTCAAGACTATCAAGATCAGTACCAGAGATATTAGTATTACAGATTACCGCTTCACCGACGTAGCCACCAAATGATGACAAATTAGTATCACTTGACCCACCAAGTGACATCATTGTACTTGTTGATACAGCTCTATCTAACGTCCCACTACTAATAGGTACTCCATTGCAACGAATAATATACTGTCCTGTTGCCGAATAGGTTGCACCAACCACATATATATTAGCAGCAGCTACCGCCCCTGCTATAGAAACAACAATGCTACCAACGGCCGGCATTACGAGTTCAAGCGCCCCAGCAGTACCGGAAAACCTCAATGTAGTACCAGAAGCTCCTGATCCAATAATATTGGTAGAACCAACTAACGCAGCCGCAGTTCTAATAACGATAAAATATGAACAAGGTTTTGATTCGCTGCATAGATAAGTCGTAAGCCCTAGAGATTTGAGCACCGCTACATAACCAGTAGAACAGTCTACAGCAGTCAAACCATTAATAGTTACATTTCGTTTGGGATGATAACCAGCATTAGAAGAACCATTAGCATGATTAGCCTTACCAGATAAATCTCTCCACTGACTAACATACGTACTACCAGGATCACCAGGATCGTTACCTGTCGAATAAGTAAAACTACTACCAACCGTAGCATCGAACCAGCATTCAAGACTAGACAAACTAGCGGGAGTCCAGCCTCCGGCTGCTGGTTTATTATAGCTATCGGCCATAAGGCCAACTGCAACACTCATACAAAGTCTCCATGAACGTCCCACTCATCTGTGGCAACTTTAATGGCAGTCCAACCAGACTTAGCACCAAGTGTAACCAGTGTTCTCGCCTTATTAATAGTAACTCCTGCCCCAGCTACAATAGTCATTGCTGTTACACCGATACCATCGATCTGAGTTCCAACTGGAAAGGCTACAGAGCTATTCGGAGGAATCGTATAAGTAGGATTGCTACCAGTACAACGAACGTAAGCTCCATTATCACCAGCAACAGCGGTGAGAGACGTACCAGAGTACGTGTTAATCGTTCTGAGAAGGTTATCTTTAAGATCGAGAGCAGCTTGCAGACCAGTTACAGTAGAAATAGCTTGGGTACCAGTATGATTAGCCCTAGCTAAAAGTGTAGCATCCGAACTGTTAACAGTGGCCCCAGTAGCTATTCCAGCAAGTTTAGTATCCTCAGCGGCAGAAAAGGTTTTATTGGTTGTTCCATCCGTAATAGTATCAGCACTTTGTGTACCAGTATGAGTAGAACGATCACGAAGCTGAGCATCAGTAGAGTTAACAGTTGCTCCAGAAGCAATACCTGCAAGTTTTGTTTTATCAGATGCGGGGTACTGTTTATAAGTAGTACCGTCTAGGACTTCATCTTGATTTAGTACAACGACACCAGTTTTGCCATTGACAGAACCTACAGCCCCGGAACCACCTGGCGCATTTGCAATGATAGATTCCTTCGTACGAAGGGGAGTCATTACTTTTGTGTTATCAGTACCAGCGACAGCTTCTGCGTTAGTAGCGATAGGCAAGGAGCCAATAAGAGCCAACGGATTACCGTTGACAAACATATTACCCCAAACCTCGATCTGAGAACCGTCCAGTAGAGTTACGACTACATTCTTATCGAAGAACAGATTCCTCGGAGTGTAGATTACGGTATCATCTACTGTTGTTGGAGGAGCCATTCTTCACTCTCGTAATCATCTTGTTCAAAGCCTCTTTACGGATAGCTTTAGAGCCATACTTACGTGCCCACTTTTTCGCCAACTCAGGCTCATTCTTCCAGAGGAACCGTCGCTGTTTTTCTGATTGGAATGGCACCTTAAGAATCGCTTCCATCGAACCCATCGTTGGAGTTGGCATGAGTGTTCCCCCGATCGACCTAATCGGCGGGATAAGGGAAGGGGGGAACACTCATATCAGCTGAGACTCGATAGAGGGTATATTAAGTCTCAGTGATGTTAGTGAGCTTGCCATGAGCATTACGCTGATGGGTACCGATCTGCCAGTACTTCTTCATCAGCGCTTCAAATGCGTCATAGTCAGTAACCCACTGCAAAACGCTTCCAGCCCGATCTTCCCAGTACCAATCCTTGTCACGCCAAATCTTGATTTCAGACTCGGTGAGGAAGAACATCTGCTTATCGTTGCAGTCAGGATCGGCAACGACTGGAAGGTCCTTTTCGCCATACATAAACGAGAGTCCCGTAAGACCTCCCGCAAACGTCTTAGGCTCGTTATAACGACGAAGGCTTGTCATCAAGTTCCAGTACGCACGACGCACACCAAGACTTGTAAAGATGGCAGTAGGGATCTTGCCGCCTGAACGGCGAACTTCATCCATTGCCTTAATCATTGCAAGTTCAGTAAGAGTAGTAGTAGCTGAATCTTCGTAGCTAGCCCACTTTGGCTGAGTAGCTGGGTCCAAACCGTGGACTGCACCAGTAGCATCAATGATCTTATTAAGACCAGTTGGCTCGTTGTTATAGTCACCGGTACGAGAAACGTAGTTACCAGCCACAGTAGTTGGAGCAGTACCAAGCACTGAGAAGGTAGTTGCAGTAAGAACTGCGTTGACAACTACCGCTGTACCGTTTGCAACGGGAGTACCAGCGTTAGTAAAGTCAACCACCATTCCTGGATCAATGTGGTTAGTCGAATCGACTGTAACAACCTGACCTGCAATGGAAACAACCTTCGACTTGATACCAGACGCAACTGCTGCGTCAATATGGCCGTAGGCAATCCGGTTCTCGTCCTTAAGGATATCGTCCTTAAGTCCGTCCATTTCAAGGTCCATTGCAGAGGTGAACGCTTGACGATCACTTTCTGCAAGTGCAATCAGCTGACCCGTCAGTCTGACGCGGCCATATCCGTACTTAAGACCTTCTGTTGCAGCGGCCAATCCTTGACGACCTGCGGCAGCAATCTGCGTATTTTCCGCACGGTAGGAGATACCAGCGTTACGGGAAATGCGGACAGGGAAGGTAACGTACTTACCTCCAACTGCGTTAGATCCAGTTCCCTCAGAGGTTCGTTCGATCCTCTTGATAGTAATGCGCTCATTATTGAGCTGATCGTTAACGTTTCCCTCATAGATCTCTTTGAGGATTGCGTTAACAGTGGTCAGGGTTGCAGACACTGTTGTCCTTTCTAGGGTTTATTCGAGTCCTGCAAGCATGTTCGCAACAGCTTGCTTACGATCTGCTCCACGAAGTGATTTAGCATCTACCTGATCTGATGGTACCCCACCCTGACCCCCCATTACCTTTGGGGCTTGTCTTTGGGAACCATTCTGACTGTATTTTGCTACTGTAGCTCTCCACTCCTTAACGGCTTTATGTGGATCGCCATGAGCAGCAATTCGTACTAAAACACCTTCGTCATCAAACTCTCCATACTGACGGTGCAGTCCAGAGAGTACTTGGTTTAGTTGCTCATTCTCTTGATACTGTTGTTGTGCTGATGTTTGCTCATCACGCCAAGCGCGGAGTTCTTCAAGTTCCTGCATTACGTTCTGTTGAAATACGTCGTTGGGGTCAGCCTCTTCACCACCTTCTTCATATTCGTACTCTTCTGACATTTGGTCCTCCACTCCCAAGATCCGGTTAAGCTGATTGTCCCAATCATCACCATATTGTTGTTGCAAACCTTGATACATGAGACGAAATACCATCTCAGGTTGGGTTCTAAGGTTGTTGGCAAGGTTGTAATATTTCTGCAAATCCTCGTAAGTACCAAGTTGTTCGTAAGGCTTTAACTTCCCTGAGTACTCTTGGAACTTCTTAGTTACTCCTGCGTCCCAGTCCTTAATATACCGAGAGACTACCGCTCGGTCTTGGGCGGGAATTTTCGCAAGAAACGGAGAAGCTAAGCCTTCTTCACTAGTTTGTTCTGATTCTGGTTCCGGCGACTCGGAACTACCTACAGCCCCGGGAGAGCCTTCAAAAGTAATGTCATCCACCGACTAAACTCCCCATGTCTTTCCATTTACAATTTTTTCTATATTAGCAGCGGTAACACCATACTCAGTACCGAGATCCTTCATAGTTATATTACCCTCTTTATACTTTCTTTCTATCTCACCTACTTGCCCAGGGTAAAGCTTCTGTCTGCTATATCTTCCCTCTTCAATAGAATCCCAGTGATTATCCTTATGGGTTCCTAGTGTTAGGTGAGTTATTTCTATACAGGATGGATTACCGCACACATGTCTCACTAGATCCTTAGAAGTTAGCTTGATTCCATAGTGCTTAGCATAGACATATCTATGCAATCTAGTATATCCATCATGCGTCTTAGGGTAGACCTGCCAGTATCCACCTGGTGTCCTAGCCCCTTCTCTGCCAATTAAACAATCAGACACTCGTCATGCTTCCTTGGTTATGGCCGTTCGCACTAACTGCTTGGCTTTCGCCTGGCGGCCCGATCTCTCTTGGAGGGATCGTTTCTTCGCCACCATTTTGAGCCTGGTCAGCTTGAACTGCGTTTCGCTCTTTGAGCAACTCCATCTTGTGCTCGTCTACGTGATCTTGGATAATCTGTTGGATTTCCGGAGGCAACAGTTCAAATTCCTGAGACTTCTGGAAGTTCTGATGCTCTTCTACGTGTACTTCGTGTGCGTCAAACGGGTTAGTTGTTACCTGATACTGTTTAGGCATACCTGTGGTCGGGTCAATAACGTCTTCACCAGTCATCGGATCGGACTGTACTGCCATCTTATACGCCGGCGCCGGAATACCCGTCATCGGATCTATTTGTGGCATACCAGTCATCGGGTCTACTGGCGGCTGGCCGTTAGGGTCAATCTTATAAAGAGGCTGACCTTGTGACATATAGACGTTTTCACGCTGAGCGTGTCTAGCGTCCAGCATCATCTCGTCATACAGCTTGTTTGTCTCAGACATCTGCAAGTATCGTAGCGCCTTAGTCGGGTCGATAGCACCCATCTTCATCAGTTCTGTAATAAACGCCTGCTTCGCAGCGATTGATCTAGGTGCCATTGAGTTAGTTTCGACTCGGAAGTCCATAATAGGGTTCATATCTTGCGCTTTAAACTGCTTCGCTTCCATGAACTGATTCTTAGAAGTCATACGAACGATTCTTGTTTCATCCCAGTAATCATAAACGTTAGCTAGAACCTGAATGCCAGTTTCCTGGATGGCGTTTTCAATAGATTGTACTGTAGGATGGAAGATAGAATCGTTGGCTTCTGATAGATAAGCGATTGCTGATGCAGCCTCAATACCAGGCGGAACGCCTCCCTTACTTACCTCACTTTGTGACGAGATGTCATCCATATCTTGTACGGTAATTTGCAAGTCGTCTGAGACGGATGGGGGTAATTGTGGTTGTTCGAGTGGTCTGGGAGGGTCAAAACCCATATTAACAGGCAGTAGTAGCCCAGGACGAGAGTTGAATTTCTTAGGATCAAAGGAACCGGCGATATATCCCCATTGAGGCTTACCGGCAAGATTCCTATTTTCAAGCATAATTGAACGAGTACGATTATATTCTCGCTGAATAGGAACGAGGTACTTGATGACTGAATCACCGTAGAACATTCCCGTGACAATGTGGTCTATCTTTACGAAAGGGTACCTACCATGACGATATGGGAATTCATGCTTATAACCGGAAAGACCTTCAAAATCAGATTTCGGGGGTATAATATTATCAGAGGGTTCAGAATTACCTACAGGGGTGGAAAGATCAGGAATACCTACAGGTGCCCCTGGGACATTATTAGCTACCCCGCTGTCCCCGAAATCAAAGGACATCTGAGGATCGTCTTGTGGCATGTTGAATAATTGGTCTGGAAGTTGCTCATAGACGTACAAGATCTTATTTTCAGAATAGACAATCATCGCTCCGTCTGCGTAGTCTTTACAAGGCTTGACGTAAACCTCTTTAACGTAACACTGTTTAGGGTCTTGTCCCTTACCTTGCTTAACACCAAGAGCCGTTTGGAACCTAGCGTCCATCAGCAAGCCAGAACTGTCTGTACCAGGTTGAACTTCAACGCCATAACTCATGTAAACTTCTTCTGGCGACAGGGTTCTAGCGTGGATTACGTAAGGTTGACGCTCCATCTCGGTGGCTTGGAGGTTAGGTACAAACAAGTACGGGGCCGGAACGGCCTCAAAATCTATCTTACCGGGTTGACCGTCTATCTCTAGTTTCTGTGGGTCGTACCAGTTCTTAATAAAGGCTGTTCCACAAATAGTAGCCCAGAATGTAGCTTCTAGCCGCTTACGATTAAAATACTTTGTACGGATAATAAACTCTGCAATAGCGTCTCCAGCCATAGCGGCCAGACGATCTTTCTCTTCTGTACTAGCGGGCATACAGTAGAATTGTGGCTCTTCTTTAGTTAGCTTTGTAACTTCAGTACGTATAATTCGTAGGATTCGGTTGACAGTGTGACGTACCCGCCATTTATCTTGGGCGGGCTGCTCCACAAGGGAAAACCCACCGTTGGGATTACGGGTTGAGACGATCCACTGACGGCCAAAATAAAACGATAGATTCTCATACCACTGTCTCTCAAAATTCTGGCGTATCTGTTGACAGGACTTAAGCTTCTGATCCCATTTTTCAATGAGATTAGAGTCAGCGCTGCCAGTAACCTGAATCATT